ACAATCACCTATCAGTTCGATAACATTGTAGAGGAGGAAATAATCGTTGCCCCTCATACTTACTACACAGCAGAGAGTGATTTAAGGGACGCAATCGCACACCCGATGAACTTCACAATCACCGATACATTCTATTGTAAGATTGTAAAACCTAGAGCAACGATTGCGTCTGGTTTGTATGATGACGGACTGAAGAGATTCCATGACTTAGACGATGTAATTTCTTTTGCTAAGGTAATGGCACAGAACATTGAGTTTGTATCAGATAAGGATGCCAAACTGATTAAACAGGAACTCAATTCCTGCATCCGTGAGAATCGTCCCGTGATTGCTTCCACCTTTATGAATGAGAAACTCATCAGTTTCTGGTTATTAGTTAAGTCCATTAAAGAGGACGCTATCTATCTCTGTCGGAATAATGGTCCTAAGGCATACATCGGGCAGACCCCAATCGGTGGTGAGGGTTATGTCTACTCCAATGAGTACGGTACATATAAACTGGTCAATCGTGAGCAGTTCAGTTATGCCAACTTCAACAACACTAAATTCTCTGTATCATGACTTACATCAAAGAAGTTACAAAACTCATGAAATCTCAGGGATTTGAGTTACACAGAACAAAACGACATATGGTTTGGAGGCATTACACAGGGGTGATGATTAACACGTCAAAGACACCATCAGGATGTAATGCGATTAATCAGGTCAAAAGGGAAGTACGTCGTAAACTAACACTTAGCACCGTTCGTTCGTGATACAGCAGTGGGGGGTGATTGCCCCCCTTATGTTATGCGTTGCCGTGCCCCGTATATAAAACCCCCCTACTACTTTAAGCTATAAACGACCCAAAGTCCGTTCTCGATAATACTCTAATAAAAAAAAATTTTCATATATAAAAAACGGATAGAGGATTCAAAGATATGCAAAAAAATTCCGCAGAAAATTTTACGACTGTAGAGATCGACCCAGTAAGTGGGGAACACTATGTAACGATACCGGAGTGGATATGTGATGAGAAGGGGTGGTATGAGGGAACGGAAGTAAATATTGAGGTAGAGAATGATTGTATTATTATCAAGGATATTGAAGGGTTATAAAGTTTACGGGACGGAGGTCTTGACGGTGTATAGATAGAGTGTTATGATAGTGACGAAGTTCATTTACAGTTATGGCTAAAGGATTTACAGTAAAAGCAAAGACACCCAAACCAACAGAGAGTACTCAAGAATGGGACTATGCGAAGGCAAAGGAAATGGTAAAAGGCAAGGCCATTGTCTTTTGTTTACCAGGTAGAGGAGTTTCTTATACGTATCTCAAAAACTTTGTACAACTTTGTTTTGATTTAGTACAAGCCGGAGCAAGTATCCAAATTTCTCAAGATTATTCATCAATGGTAAACTTTGCAAGATGCAAATGTTTAGGTGCGAATGTACTGAGAGGACCGGATCAAATTCCATGGGACGGTAAGTTACATTATGATTATCAATTATGGATTGACAGTGATATTGTGTTTAACACAGAGAAATTTTGGCAATTAGTTTTGATGGACCAGGACATTGCGAGTGGATGGTATATGACAGAAGATGGTAAGACTACTTCAGTGGCACACTGGATGGAGGAGGATGATTTCCGTAATAATGGTGGAGTGATGAATCATGAGACCGGGGAGAGTATTTCGAAGCGACGTAAACCGTTTACTGTAGATTATGCAGGATTTGGATGGTTACTTATCAAGCACGGAGTCTTTGAGCATTCTGGTATAAAGTATCCATGGTTTGCACCAAAGATGCAAGTCTTTGAGAGTGGGGAAGTGCAGGATATGTGTGGAGAAGATGTATCATTTTGTCTCGATGCTATCGAAGCAGGATTTGAGATATGGTGCGATCCACGTATCAGAGTTGGACACGAGAAGACAAGAGTTATCTGATGGTACTGACAGAATATACAATTCTCCATAAAGGGAAAGTTCTGTATAAGAACTTGACGGAGGAGGAGTATTTTGATAAGATGGAGGACCTTTCGGTAGAGTATTATCAGAAAGGTTTTCCAAGACCACAAGATTTAGAAACAAAGATCATTAGAGTTTAAGGAGTTTATTATGGCAGTACGTTCAAAAGTTGGATTAAGTGGTGATGGTTTTATAGAAGGAAAACCGAAGAAATCTCGTCAAGGGAATGGGAAGCACACAAAGTATGCCGCGACTTCTCGTAATGGAAAGCGTAAGATGTATCGTGGACAAGGACGGGGTTAATATATAATTGTAGTTTTATTGACACCATATGGCATGTTTGATTGCAAATCTTCCATCACAGGAAGTATGGGTTCGTAAGGAATATCTAACGGACCATCAAAGTGGACATGGTGAATTTGTAAAGGGCGTCTGGGTATCGGTTAAATCGATTCCTGGACGTGCTTTTTATTTTGAGACCTATCTACCAGAATATGCGGCAATGTATGATAAATTACCTATCAGTGCCTTTGTAGCAGACCCTGAGACACCAAGTCCGGACATGAACCTACCGAACCTACAGTTTTGGAATTGTATGGACTATGGAGTCGTATCGGTGGATAAGAAGTTTATTGGTTCAATGGACTTTGAATGTTATACACGGGACTATGGTAATGTAAAAGGTACATATGTCTGTACTATCGATAACTATCACCATGATCCAGACTATGTTGATTGGGCAACCAGTGAGAATCCTGCCGAACATAAGTCTCATAACCTAATTGAACTTGAGAATGGGCAGTATGCACTGTATCCAAACAATAGATTACGTATTTTTGACAATAGTTTAACACCTGTCGAACCAAAAATGCCTGATTTTAAGGTTTCGACTCAATATTATCAAGTTGAAAATGGATTTGAACGACTTGGAATGGGTCGTGAGGACGAATATTTTTGGAAAACCGCACAGGAACGTGAAAATTCATCCGAAGAGGGTGAAAAATAAATAAAATAGGGATAGGAACCCCTTAAAAAGTTCTATTCTAACAAAATAGGAGTAAAATGGGCAATTCACCAGTTGATAGAAGCACAAGTTACATGAAAGAAGTGTGGGGAACAACAAGTTTGACCACAGATTACTGGTCATTACCTAAAAAAACGAATGATCCAGAAGAAAGAGTGCTTCAAGAGATCATGCACGATGATTTAAAGGAAGGACAAAGAAATCTTCAGGAATAGAGTATAAATATAATTAAGAAAACTCTTTAACAATGGCAATTCAGAGGATATCACGGGCATTTAAGGACATTAGTTTGTCTTTTGAGCCCCATCCTGTGACAAAAGACCTTCCGATTCTAAAAAATGAGAACGCAATTCGTCGTTCCGTAAGAAATATAGTAGAAACTATCCCAACAGAGAGATTTTTTAACTCTTTGTTGGGTTCTGATGTAAGAAGAAGTCTATTTGAATTTGTTGATTTTGGTACTGCATCAGTTATTCAGGATCAAATTGAAATTGCAATTAATAATTTTGAAGATAGAGTCGAAAATTTGATCGTTCAGGTAGATCCAATAGCAGACGAAAACACATTTAATGTAACAGTCATATTTGATATTATTGGTCAAGAGTTTCCGACACAAGAATATTCATTCCTCCTAGAGGCAACCAGATAAAATGCCTTTTACAAAATATACAAATTTAGATTTTGATCAGATAAAAACTTCTATCAAAGATTATCTCCGTGCTAACTCTACATTCACGGATTTTGACTTTGAGGGATCAAACTTTTCAGTTTTAATTGACACATTAGCATATAATACTTACATTACTGCATTCAATTCGAATATGGTTGTGAATGAATCCTTTTTGGATTCTGCAACTCTTCGAGAGAATGTAGTTTCTCTGGCAGGTAATATTGGATATGTACCTCGTTCTAGAACCGCATCAACGGCACAAATATCATTTAATGTAACAACTAGCACAAACACTCCTACACTCACCCTGAAGGCAGGTATAGTGTGCGTAGGGAGCACTAATGATACTACATATACGTTTGCCGTACCAGAAGATGTTACGGCAAACGTAGTGAGTGGTACAGCTTCTTTCAGTAATCTTAATGTTTATCAGGGAATATTCCTAACCAAACAATTTCAATATGATGGTTCTTTGGATCAAAGATTTGTTCTGAATAATTCTTTTATTGATACATCGACACTTAAGGTATACATTAAAAAAACAGGACAATCCGGACTTGGTATTGAGTATTTCCTTTCAGAAAATATTTTTGATATAGATAAAAACTCTAAAATTTTCTTCATTAATGAAGTTCAGGATGAAAAATATGAATTAAGGTTTGGTGATGATCTTATTGGTAAAAAATTAGGAGATTCTGTTGGTTCTGACGGAACTATAATTACTGCCAACTATATTATTACTGATGGTAGAGATGGAAATGGAGCTTCTAGTTTTTCATTCTCAGGAACATTAGAAGATGCATCTAATAATATTATTGATCCAGGAACTGTTACGATTACCACTAATCAATCATCAATTAATGGTGGAGACATTGAACCTGTAGATTCGATTAAATATTATGCTCCAAGATTATATTCGTCTCAGTATAGAGCAGTTACATCAAGAGACTATGAAACCATTATTAAAAAAATATATCCAGATACAGAGTCCGTATCTGTAGTTGGTGGTGAGGAAATGGATCCTCCACAATTCGGTACAGTTCAGATCAGTATTAAACCAAAAAATGGATCATTTGTTTCAGATTTTAATAAAACACAAATTTTATCAAAATTAAAGCAATTTACAGTATCTGGAATCAATCAAAAGATAACTGATCTTAAAATTCTCTATGTCGAACTTAATAGTTCTGTTTATTATAATTATTCTCAAGTATCCAGTGCAGATACATTAAAAACTTCTGTTACAAATTCTCTTCAAAAATATTCAGAATCTTTAGATTTAAATAAATTTGGAGGTAGGGTTAGATATAGTAAAATTCAACAAATTATTGACAACACTAATACCTCTATAACCTCTAATATTACCAAAGTTAGGATTAGAAGAGACTTAAAAGCAGTTATAAATCAATTTGCACAGTATGAATTGTGCTATGGAAATAGATTTCATGTAAATTTAACCGGATATAACATTAAATCAACCGGATTTAGAATTGCATCTGATCCTGACGTTGTTTATTTAACAGATATTCCTAATTCTGACGGAATGACAGGAATTTTGTCAATTGTAAAACCAGTCAGCAATGAATCGACAAGAGTTGTTGTAAAATCGGCAGGAACTGTTGATTATATTAAAGGCG